AAAGTAATCTCATCAGTACGAGCAAGGCGGATCTGTCCTGTAGTGGCTACATTAGATGATCTTGATTTGAAATATGTAGACTTTATACCATAAGAAGTACCTAAGTCTAGTTCAGCTAGGAGTTGAAATAACCCTCCAGCTTTCTGTAGCATACCGACTGTTACGGCTGAAGCCCAATCTGTAGCGTCTGGACCCCAGTTCTGATCTCCCGGCTGAGGGTAATCGAACGTCTGCCCGTTAATTGTTAATGAGACGGCCATTATGTACTCCTACTACGTATAGTGTTGTTGAATCTTAATTAAATAGAAAGGAGCCGAGATATTACTCCCAGCTCCTAGCGGTTAGTCGTTGATTACGTAAGTCGTGCCATCTGAACCACCTGAGAAGGCGTTGACAGCTACGTTGGCAAGGTTCACATCAATACACTCAAGGGCGTTACCAATAGTCCCTGGGATCTTAGATGTTACCGTTACAGTGCCTGAAGAAGCTAGAGCAGTTACATAAGACTGTAGGGCTACTACAGAATTAATAGCAAGAGCAATATTAGCTGCTTGAGTGGCAGGTGTAGCACTAATGTTAAATTCACCTGAAGCTGGAACAGCTCCTGATGTCTTAGCAGTAAGTACTACGTTACATAGTCTCATAGTCTCGTTGTTAGCTGCCGTACCTGTAGATACGATAGTGGCTGTAGCTTGTACAGTCCCTACTTTAACAGTAACTTGAGCACTCTGATTCCCACCTGCTAAAGCTGCGAAGTAATTCTCAAGTGAGATGATTGATTCGAGTTGCCCCGGAGCCAGATCACATACACTCTTAAACCCTGCCGCAGATAGCGAGGTGTCGATTTCGATTAGTTGTTTACTCATAAATATTCCTTATAAGATAATGTTGTATTGTTGTTACGTACTCCACTTAACTGCCTAGACAAATGTGCTTGAGATATGCCTATAGCTTTAGCTGCTTCGTGGCTTGACTTATACTCAATCCCTGTAACAGTGTCTACAACCTTTTTCCTTTTAGGAGAGGGTTTTCCCTTCTTAGCTTTAGACATTTTAGCTCTAGCTTCTAAATCCCAAGTACGTCCTTTATTCCAAGGAGTATGTCCTGTTAATCCACTCACTCCTTCTCCGCCATCTGTTAGGTTAGCCTCACATGCTCCTAGTGATCTCCATTTCTTTATAAGATCAACTTCAATATGCAGTGCTTCAGATTCGGTGAGGTTAGATTCTACTATTGCAATTTCATAGCCGTTTCTATTTACTATATTGTTCCAATAGATGTTACGGTTTTGCTTACTCTTATGTCTATAGCCCTTACCCTTACCTATGTAGAAGGGGTAAGGTTCAGAAGGCCTGTAATGGGCATATACGTAAAAACTCATGTTAATACCTAATTAAAGGTAGACACCCCGAAGAATGTCTACCTAATATTATCTTACAAACTATTAACGATACCTGAGATGTATACACACTGAGCTGGAGCTTCAACGAAGACAGCTTGGTTAGTATAAGCTCTTAGACCAACACCAGCTTTACCTGGGATTGTGAAGAAGATCTCATCCTGTGGACGTGTAGGATCGTTAAGACCTAACTCTCTAGCACCGATACGAAGTACTTTATCCTCAGGGAAGATAAAACAGTCACCTTCTTTAACAAGGTTATAAGGAACGATCTTCAATGCACCGTTCTGACCGATGTACTCAAGTTGCTCAGACCCGTTAGAAGACTTCTTCTTGCTGTAAGAACCGTCGAAACGGCGTAAAGCAGCTAAGTTAGAAGCAAGGTCAGCCCATGTAGATGGGTTAACAAGGACACAAGCGTCAGAGTCAAGACCACGCTGAACTGCTTTAGATACAGAGCTAAGAACCTTAGCCATAGTCAATTGACCTGAAGTAGTAACAGAGTTACCTTTCCAAAGATCATATTGAGAAGCATCGATTCCGAACAATGAACCTGTGTTAGTGATGATCTTCTTAAGTCCAGCCATTTCAGCAGAAGCAAAAGTAGTACCAGAACCACTCACAGAACTACGGAAGAATACACGAATAGCTTTAGAAGCTGAAATATCGTTAATATCTTCAATAGCGCCAGCAGAACCTTGGATAGTTACTTGGCGAAGGTCTACATCAACTTTAACGATCTTAAGGGCTTGGTCAGCATCTACGTTAGCGTTAAGGTTAGTACCAGCAGAGATAGTATCAGAAGCATCTGAGTAGAATACTAGTTGAGCATTCTCAGAACCTGTAAAGATACCAGTTGCCCATGAAGCAGCCGGAACTGTCATTACAGCAGTAGTAGCCGAAGGAGCTGTTTCAACGAAGCCCGCCACAGCAAGATCAGCAATACCACGTTGACCGTAAAGCATTGCAATCTCAAGTCTCTTCTCAGATGACTTAAGCATGTTCTCGAACTTAGAACTCATAGCTGATTTAAAGCTAGTTTGAGAGTGTGAAGCACGAGCAGCTTGGTTATAGCCAACTGTAGAGTCAAGTACAATATCAGCACCTGGAACTACAGCAGATTGCATGTTCATACCGATAGAATCGTTAAGATCATAAGCATTCTGAGAGTCAAGTGAGTAAGTAAAGCCTGCTTCAGCAGATAATACAACGGGTTGCTCGTAATGTTTACCATTCTGAAGTTCAGAAGGTACGAAAGGGATCATTTCTGATAGTTTACCAGTTTTAGGGATAAGGTCTTCTACGCCCTTAGCGTAAGCGACTTTGTAAAGAGCATTCAAACTTCCTGTGTCAATAGCCAATGTATACCTCCATGGTATAGTATGTACTAATTATAGTACTTTAATGTTGTTTTATTGGGATTCTGCCCTGATAACATCGCACTTAGAGTCTTTCTCTTCATTCCGATTGTTTCAGACGCATCTTTTACTGAATTATAGACAGTCCCAGTCGCTGTATCTATAACCTTACGAACATGATTACCTGCTAGTCCTTTGTGAGACTTTGATAGATTATCAACATGTTCTTTACTCAGCTTCTTACCCTTATTCCATGGTATATTGCCTTTAAGAGTGTTACTAATCTTGTCCTTGATCTCTTTAGTCAGACTTTTACCTTTATTCCAAGGCCTATAGCCCTGAGGAAAGCTACTATTGCCGCTTAACATCAAGTTAGCCTCAGCTTGACCGACCGTTTTCAGTAAGTGGATGAGTTCCTTCTCTTTATCCAGTGCTTCTGACTCGGTTAATCCCTGTAGGACTATCTTAGACTTGTAATTGGCTGTATTAACTATATTATGCCAGTAATCATTCCTATTCCTCTTACTATTAGCCCTTCTACCGCAGCCTTTTCCTACATAGAAAACGGTGTCCGTATCCAGTCTAATATGAAAGTAGATATAGTACTTTAGCATAACTTCCTTTTCATTGATTTCACCCGTCATGTGGATAGCCTAAGCGTCCTATCATGGTTACTTTCGATCTATACCTTCCATTCAGTATGTGGATAGCCGAAGCGTCCTACCTTCAGGTCAGTACTTTAGATTAATTCTTCTTTCTGTTGTAGTCTCGCCATTCTCTAGGAGACATACGCTTAGTGCCTTTGCCCGCCGGTTGAATTTCACGCTTAGGGGCTTGTTCAGCAGGGGTAGTAAACCCTGTCTGCTTAACTTTAGACCCTCTAGCAGTCAAAATCTTCTTAGCTACGTCGTCCCCGAGTAGTTTAAGTAGTGTTTCACCGTCTGCATTACCAATTAGGCTGATCTGAGCCTTCTGAATGTCCTCTTTTACTAGCTGTGCAGCCTCGTGAGGTTCCATTTTAAAGCCGATCTTGGCACTTCTTGAGATATATTTAGCCATTTCAGCGATCATAGGCTTAGTAGGCGGTAAATCAGACTTCTGAAGGGCATCGATGAACTTAGTCTCGAAGTCTTTTACGTACTTCTGCTTAACTTCGTCCAATCTCTGAGCTTCAATAGACTCTTTCTGCTTACGTTCCTTATCTTCGATAGCTTTTAGCTTGAAACGTGCCTCTTTTAACTCTTTCTCTCTAGGATCGAGCAATTCGTCCTCAAGTTGAGATACAAGATACTTTTCAGCTAAGCCTCTAGGATCATGACCTAACTTTTTAGCTACTTCATAGAACTGCTCAGGGTCTTTCATCATAGAGATGAACTGTTCAGCCTGCTTACGCGCTGTTTGACCTTCTTGTAAGATCTTACTAGCATGTTGCTGGTGACTGTAACCTCTTAGCAATTCCTTCTCGTCTACTTCACGTTCATGACCTCCTACTTTTACTTTATACTTTCTAATAGCCTCTCTAGCTTGCTCTTTCTGATCAGCCGTAGGTTCTTGAGATTGATTAGCCACAGGTGATTTACCCGCTTTAGCCATCAATAGTTCTTGAATAGACTTACCAGTAGCTTTAGATTCCTCAGCTAGGGCCTTAGCTTCTAGACCTGATATTTCAGGCATTACGAAGTCATCAGACGGGGTAGCTGGGGTAGTACCTGCTAGGTTCTTAGAAGCTGAATCTAGGGCTTCTGAGGCTCCTACAGCTTTACCTAATTGAGGTGTGTTAGATTCGTTACTCATTGTGTCTCCTTGCCGTCATATTGATAGGCATTTGAGTGTACATCCTTAAGGGTAGTACATGTTAGATTGATTTAGTTAGCAATACGTAGTTAGGCTCGGCTTTAGCACCGGCTAATACTGCTCGTGTTACTACATGTGGATTGTTAGTGCAGGCATACGCTACCGTACAGCCTTTCTCCTTAGCCATCTCTAGCAGCTTAGCTAATATCAATGTACAAGCTTGACGTACTGTCTCAGTCTGTTCATCTTTATTAGATACTAGGTTCTCTAGGAAGGCTACCGTAGAGTCGGTTAGGTACATAAACTGAACTGCTACACCTGGCACTATTACTCCCGTTGGAGGTAATTGACCTTTAGTGTAGGTACTGCCCCATTTAAGTCCCCATTCAGCTACGGTATCGAAGTCTGAGTCTTGATATAGACGTACTTCCATTACATAGCCTGTGGTGGAGCTGGCATTTCTTGAATTACCTGAGCTGACATAGGGTCTGTACCGGCTGGCGGCTTAGGCATATTAGGTTGGTTAACCTGTTGAGCCTGTTGCACTACCGGCGGAGTAGCATTCATCATATCAGCTGTACCTCCATCATTCATAGTAGGCTGAGGTGAAGGGATTACTTCCTTATGTAGGATAGCCCCTAAGTGTTGTACGAAAGGATCACTCATCATATCCATATGTTCTTTGATATGGGCTAAGGTAGCAGCTACGATTGGATTAGTAGGGTCTCTACGAATCTCAGGGTTAGCTAATACTGTAGTATGTTCCAAGATATGCTGTGAGTGGAAGTCTGTGATTAAAGCTCTTACCGCTTGATTATTAGCTAGACTCTCGTTCTCCCCTTTAATAAGGAGTAGTTGAGCTTGCTTACCTTCAATGATAGGCTCAAGTCTACCAGTCGTAACCACTTGGATATACTGATCTGGATTGTCAATGAGGTTATTCTGGAGCATAGTCTCTGCTAACTGAGTCTTACCAGCTGTAGTTCTAGTCATAGGATTACCCATATCAACTAATACTCGGCTAATAGCACTAAGATCATCACCTACGAACTCTTTCATTAAAGGTCTGTTAGACTTACCTGTAATAGCAGCTACTCTAGGCACTGCTGCGAAGTCTTTAAGGATGTTGATAGTACCCGTCCCTAAATCTTCAATCAACTGAGCATAGGCTCTCTGTAAGTTCTGACTGAACTGAATGGCCATAGACTGAACTAAGGCTAATGCAGCTCCAGACTTAAGTGATGCTTCAGGATTACCCCGAGCTACACTATTTACACCTGAGATAGTCTCCATCAGGCGCTCAATCTGAGACATGAAGTTGAAGATCTCTGGAGGTGTCTGAGTTAGGTTAAGAGCCTCAGGCTTACCATTCTTAGCATCATACTCCATGAAGTTAAGTCCGCCAGCTACTTGAGATACCGACAAATCTGACCCTCTAGGGGTAAGGATGTTCTGTACTCCGAAGGTAGCTTGGTTAGTCATGGCCGTACTGTAAAGGATGTCTAGTCCTTCCTGCATGGGTAGTAAGTCCATACCTACGCTATATCCAAAGATAGACCCGTTCTCTTCGTCAGGGGCAATCCTGTAGACATGTGATTCTTTATATGGTAATGGCCCATCTAGTAGGACTGTACCGTTATCTAACACCTTACAGAATCTACCCTGTTGTAATGCAGGAGTAGGCTTATGGATAAGTGTATAGACTGGGATATTGTCTGAGTCTTCTAAGGCTAGGTAGTTCAATGTGGTAGTTCTGCATAGTTCTAGCATATCGGCTGAGTCTTCTAGGATACGTTCACTGATGCCTGGGTAGGTAGCAGCTAGGTCGTACTTGTTCTCGAAGTCTCGTAGGATGAAGTATGAGTCTTTACCCGGCGAGGTCTTACTGAAGTCCCTAATACAATCTAATGGAGTGTAGTTAGTGTACTTAATATCCCCCTCGTATACGTCTGCACCTAGGCTATTCTGACCGTATACTTCACCTGTGGTAGCATCCCACTCAGTCCTTACAAAGGCTTCACAGAACAACAGGGACTCTTTAACAGCTTGTACGATGTGTCTCTCAAGCTTCTTCTCACGCATGTAGTAGTCTAATAGACCAATAGCGAGGATTACTTGAGATTGAGACTTAACGTCTGAGTTAGTAGCTCTAGGCTCGAATGCTACCCGCTGCTGGGTAGTCATAGTCTCTAGATGTGATAATAGGTTACGATAATGATTGATAGATAGGGTAGTTAATTCCCCCTGATCTCCACCTGACTGTAGGCTTGCACCTGTTAGTCTAGGTCTGTAGTAGTAAGCCCATGCCCGTCTGTACAGGTCTAGCCTACCTGATAAACTGAGATACTTATAGTAGTTCTCCCGTCTATCTAGGATTTCATCTGCGATCTCATTAGTCGGCAGTGAAGCCCAATATTGCTTTAGTTGTGATTTGTTCGCCATTTAGTCACCTTAGTTTATTTTAGGCTTAGCTATCTTAGGTCGTAATGCCTTACTTAGTACTCTGGAGGTCTCTGTAGTACCTATCTGATCTTTAACATTACCTAACCATGCCTTATGGTTAACGAACCCGTGATCTACTGGGATTGGATTAGTGTGCTTAGCTAGGTTACGTACTAAGTATATCAATGCAGCCAGGTGATCGTAATGTCCATATACACCTGATCTAGCGAACTGAGTCTTCTTAGTGTTCCATACACCATACTTCAAACATCCTGACATCATCTTACACTTAGGGTCTACTATGATTCTACCCGCGCCTACCATAATCCGTACTTCATTGATCATAGCCTCTAAGGTGTCCTTATTGGTGGCTGAGAAGTGTAGATTGTGTAGACTTGACATATCCTGCAATAGCATTAGATTGTTATTATCACTTATACGTCTGAATGGAGGTGCTCCCTGCCATACCAGGTCTTCCTTAGCTCTAATAGCCTTAACTAGCTTATCAGTGTTCATACTCGGCCCATTCATCACCATCTCGTCTTGAATGACTAAGGTGGCGTTCTTGAAGTCGTAGTAACCGAACACTAAGGCTGTGAAGTCCTTCGTACCTAAGTCCATACCAACGTACTTATGATAGTAGTTGTAATACTCATTAGGGATTATAGTCTGGATATACTCATCTTTCCACTCAGGTATGATAGCTAAGTCTGAGTCTGTTACGAACTCACATAGGTATTCTCTACGCCAAGTAGTACTATCTGCCCCGCCGGACTCTTTCATAAGCCTATCTATAGCTGCCTGATCCAGCATAGGGTTCTGATGTACCGTAAACATGCTGTAGGACTGCTCTAATTCAGCTTTAGCACAGTAATCTACGAAGGGGTGAGCCGGGGTAGAAGGTGGCGTACTGATTAGGATAATACGAGCATTAGGTCTGTGTGTAGTAGCTGGAATGATAATTGATTTATAAAGGTAATCTAAGTTGTTGACAAATCCACACTCATCGAGTATAATAAGATCAAGGGTATTACCCCGGAGTCCATCAGGATTCCTGTCCAAGCCCACAAGTTTAACCTCGGAACCATTAGGGAATACGAACTTATTACCCTTAGTCTTGAACTTACCCTTGATTCCTTTAGGGCAATCGTCCATTACCTTGTTAAAGGCGGGTATAATGAACTCTACTAGATCTGATTGGAAGGCAGCTCCGTACCTTATCTGTGATTTAGGCTGCTTTAAGGCCTGTTCTACAGCTTTAGTGACTGCCCAGTAGGTCTTACCTAGCTGCCTGCTGCAATTGCCTACGAATAGCTGTGATTTAGAGGCTAGGAATGCCTTGTCAATCATTCTTTGAGCCTCGTGTAGTTTCCATCTAATATCAGATCTATACCATTTCTCTTGCTGAGCTTGGAATATGATGTCATTACTCATCTTTACCTAACCCTAGGAGGCTGTCTAGGTCATCGTCAGACTTATCCTTGAGTTCACGCTTGATCTCTAGTATATGCTCTTGAGGGGCTACTTTATGCGCACCTTTGAGCTTAGCGATAGATTCTTGTATAGTAACGGCTAGTCTAGGGTCTGAGCCTTTAACATTACCGTAGATGTCCCATAGGTTAGTGACTATGGTAGCTCTATCCTCTTCCATGGTGGCTGCGTTCTGCTCGAGTATGAGCTTAGTAGCTTCTGCTATGAGCTGATCAGTCCTATGGTCGCTTATACCCCATGAATTACTAGCATGTTCTAGGATAAAGGCTCTAGTCTTACCTGCCAATTTAAGCTTATAGACCTCTAGGAGCCTGGCACTTACAGTAGACTTGTCTGATCTTTTAGAAGGTTTACTCTGATTTCCCATTGAAAATCTCCTTAAGCTTAGACTCGCAGTCTGTAATAGCTTGTAATACTTGTTTATGCTTCTCTACACCCCTAGAAGCTCCTAGTCTATATAAAGACTGGGTAAAGGGGTCATGTACTCCATACTTCCTCTTGGATAGATGGGCATATATGACTATTTGATTAGTGTAGTAGGCCTCTTGTTCAGGTATAGATAAGGTATCAAAAGCATCTAGTCTATTATGTAGGTTAACATCATTACCGCCCAGTGTCAAGTTAGTGAGTTTCACCCCTTCACCTTTCAACTTAGCGATAGTTTCTATCTCGAGCTGGTAAGCTTCATCTTCAAATAGATCAAACTTTATAACTTCTACTTTAAACCCGTGCCTATTAACTGTAGCTTTCCAGTAAGGATTGCGACCTGATCTAGAGTTAGACCTCTTACCTGATCCCTTACCTACGTAGAAGACCTCATCAGTATCTAAAGTACGGTGTAAGTATACATAGTACTTATTAGTTGCTTTCTTACCCATGTGTATCACCTATATTATAATGTAGTATGTCATATAGTAACTTACTACCTACTCTATGTATATAGTGTTACTTGTTATCGTCTAGTAAGCCTAGCTCTTTAGCAGCTTGTACTGCTTCATCTACTATAGACTCTCTATACTTAATCTCATTAGATGCTTTGATATTAGCTTCTATATGGTCATTATGACTAGGATAGTTAGTATCATTACCCGGCCCTGCAAGATCTACAGGGGTTACAGGAGCTGAAGCAGCCAGTATAGCCTTAGCTTCGATAGCTGCTGCCTTGAGTCTTTCAATCTCTTCCTGAGCTGCCTGTTTAAGGGTGTCTTCCCCTAATACTCTGGTTAGCTCTTGGATGAGCCAGCTGAACTCAGGTGCTTTCTGACGCTTATTAATCCTGTGGTCAATCTTACGTTTGAACTCAGGACATTTATCACTTGCTTTATTGATTAGTTCTTGAACAGTCATGTTACCCTCCCTTAGAGTTGTTGACGTTTGAACGTACTAGCTACCTTAGTGGCAGTAAGTAATGTCTTAGCTTCTTCTACTACCTTAGACTGCTCGTCTAGCTGCTCTTTAAGAGTTGATAGTTTATCGGTATAAGACTTAAGTACTTCTAATTGAGCTTCTACTCTAGCTTCGAGGTACTCAGACTTAGACTTAATTGATTGAATAGACTTGTTAAGGTCATCTTCTTTAAGACTTAGCTCTTTAGATTTAATCTTACCCGCTTCTACCCGTTTATGACCATAGTTGATGGATGTCAGGGTGAATAAGGCTATGTCTGTGAAACCTTCACCTGGAGCTACCATGAGCTTAATTATAACTGCTGCGAATGCCATGTTAGTCAGACTGATGTTATTTGAGCTATCTAAGATGCTCAGCTTAGTCAATAATGACTGGAACTTGTCTTGTGCGATGTTGATGTATTTCATGTTCCCTCCTGAGGAAATGAGAGACCCGAGACCCAGTCAGTATTCTCAACTAACGAGGCTTCCTCGGGTACTTTAATGATAATGTGAAAGC